TGGAGGGGAGCGTATGCAATTGGTCTGCCGCATCTTATTGGTGGCCTGTCTGCTGCCCTTACTGGCTCTCTTCGGGCTTTGCTGGATTCTGCTCACATCAACAATGCTCCTACTATGCTCAAGCTTAAGGGGGCGAGGATCAGCGGTCAGAGCCAACAGGTGGATGTCACTCAGGTAGTCGAGATTGAGGGCGCACCGGGGGTTGATGACATCAAGAAGATTGCCTTCCCCATGCCGTTCAATCCTCCGTCTCAGGTGCTGTTGAGCCTGATGGGCTTCTTGGAGAAAGCCGCTAAGGGTGTAGTCACAACGTCCGAGGAGAAGATTGCAGACATCACCAGTCAGGCTCCGGTTGGTACGACTCAAGCCTTGATTGAGCAGGGTGCTGCTGTATTCAGCGCGATTCATGCTCGTCTGCACAACTCGCAGAGGCGAGTGCTGATGGTGCTGCAGCGGATTAACCGTTGGTATCTGGAAGAGCAGAAAAAAGGTGACATTGTTGCTGAGTTGCCGATCAAGCGTGATGACTTTAATCGCAACAGCGATATTGTTCCGGTCAGTGATCCGCACATCTTCTCCGAGACTCAGCGGATGGCACAGACTCAGGCTGTTATCTCGTACATGGATAAGTACCCTGACCTGTTCGACAAGCGGGTTGTTGTTGGGCGTGCGTTGAAACAGATGAAGATCCCCAACATTGAGCAACTGATGCCGCAGTATACGAAGCCGCAGGAGATGCATTCAGCGGATGAGAACGCTGCTATGGGGATGGGCAGGATGGCAGTTGCTTATCCTCGTCAGGATCACATGGCTCACATTACATCGCATCTGGCCTTTGCCAAGGATCCTGCGTTGGGGATGAATCCAATTATTGCCCCGACCTTTATCCCGCAAGCGTTACAGCACATCAAGCAGCACATGATGCTGTGGTACACGCAGAAGATGAACCAGTACACCTTGATCCCCGCTAAGGTGAAGATGCAGAAGTACGAGGACTCCAAGCTTGCGCCTGAGATTGACAGGGCTATGGCTGCTGCAGCGGAGCATATGGCTCTGGATACGCAGCAGGATTTTGCACAAATCCTCCCGCAGATCCAGCAATTGATGCAAGTTGCACAGCAATTCAACAAGCCGCAGAACGCTCCGATGGACGGAGATGCCCAAGCAATTCTGCAAGCGTCTATGGCTGAGACTCAGCGGCGTGCTGCTAAGGATCAGGCTGATATCCAGTTGAGTCAGGCCAAGATGGCGCAGGGTCAACAGGACATGACGAAGGAGATGCAGTTCAAGGCAGCTATGAATACAGAAAACAACCTGACGGAAGAGCGTATGAAGACGCTTGACCTGACGGTAGAGGCAGCAAAGTTGAAGAAGGAGCAGTCTCAATCAGCGATTGAACTGCAAAACGAGTTGCAACGTAACCTGACGAGAGGGAATTAATATGGCAACCAGCGACAAAGAGCAGCAAAGCGAGATGGTTCCTCAGCACAAGCGTCTTGCACAAGGCGCACCTGTGAATGGAATGCAGGAGAAGTCCAAACAACCCGCACAAGGAGGACTATCACAAGCGAAAAAAAGTAAATGAGATACGAGAGTGACTTCATTGACGCAATAAAGGTGCGGCAGGCTTACATAGCCGATTCTCTCACTGCGGGTCATGTAGTGAATTTCGAGACGTACCAGCGTTTAGTGGGTCAATACGCAGGGCTGACAGAAGCCTTGCAGATTCTTAACGATTTATTGAAGGAAGACGATGAGTGAATCTCCGGTAGCTTCTTACGAAGCTGATTTAGCGGGTGCATTTCCTGCTGTAGACCCCGGTGCAGTACCTCTTGGTGCAAGAGTCCTGATTCAACTGCGGATGGCAAAGAGAAAAGTCACTGCTTCAGGGATTATTTTGGCTCAAGAAACCCGTGATACTGAGAAAGTACAGAATCCGGTGGGGAAAGTAGTGGGAATTGGCCCGTTGGCGTTCAAAAAGCGCGACACGATGGAACCTTGGCCCGAAGGGTCTTGGTGTGAGGTAGGTGATTACCTCCGCGTGCCGAAATGGACAGGGGATCGATGGGAGGTAAAGCTTCCCGGCGCACCAGATGGCGAGGATAGGGTGGAATTCATCATTATCAACGACCATGAGGTGATTGCTAAGATCACTGGCAACCCACTTGAAGTGAGGGCATTTATATGAGCAACGAAAACGAGAAGATTGAAGAGCCAAAACTGATTGTAGACGAGCAAAAGGACGGTAGCGTTACCGTGGAGGGCATAGATCTGCCCCCGAATGACGATCAGGAGGCTTCTGAGGGCGATTCTTCAGAGCAGATGGCCGCTGGTGGCTCCGTTCCTGAAGATGGTGGTGTAGACCATCCTGATGACACTGAGGCCATCCGTTCTGCGCGGCGTGATAAGCGTAAAGCCAAGAAGGTTTACCAGCGTCAGCAGCAGCAGGAGAAAGATGTCCGATTCCAGCAGCTTCAGAGGCAGAATCAGGATCTTCTGGCTCGTTTGTCGGCTGTAGAGGTAAGGACACACGGTTCTGAACTGGCGCGGATCGACAAAGCCATAGAAGATCAGAACGTCCGCATCCAATACGCCAAGATGAAGATTGCCGAGGCTGCACAGGCTTCGGATGGGGAGGGAATGGCGAACGCGCAGGAGATGTGGTTTGAGGCGCGGCGTGCTGCGGAGTCTTTGCAGAACCTGAAGAACCAAGCCGCGACTCCCAAGCAGCAGGCAATCGCTCCAGACCGTGATGTACAGCGTCAGGCTGCTACATGGATGGAGAGGAATTCTTGGTACGACCCCAGTGGTGGGGATGAGGATTCCGACATCGCTTTGACCATCGATAAGCGGATGGCAAAGGAGGGTTGGGATCCCAAAAACTCAGATTATTGGGATGAACTTGACAACCGCTTGCAAAAGCGTTTGCCACACAGGTACAATGAAGAATCAGATGAGCGATCATTTGTCAAGAGGCCCAAGAGTGTTGTCACTGGTAGTGGACGAGAGAGTGCAGCGAGTAGTGGAGGGCGTGGAACATTTACGCTCACCCCGGATCAAGTTCGGGCCATGAAAGATGCGGGAATGTGGGAAGACCCACAAGCACGCGCACGCATGATTCGTCGTTACGCCAATGAAACACGGAACAGGAGCAATTGATAATGGACACTCGTATAAAGAAATCTCTTTCTGCTGGGGGGCGTGCAAACCGCGCCAATCTTGACTCAAGTCGTGAGTCTCCAGAGGATCAGTTCGTATCGTCCGATGAGCGTCGAAAGATGTGGAGGGACGAATGGACACAAAGTGCATTGCCAAATGTTCCGGGAATTCCCGGATGGCATCTTTGCTGGTTATCGACCACCAATAGTTACGACAGTATTGATAAACGGATTCGCCTTGGTTACGTTCCCGTGAAAGCGGATGAGTTGCCGGGGTTTGACAATTACCGTGTAAAAGCTGGCGAACAAACTGGTTACATTGCGTGCAATGAAATGCTGCTCTACAAACTCCCGATGGAACAATATCAGGAAGTTATGGCGCACTTTCACCATGAGCAACCTCTGGAGGAAGCGAACAAAATTCGTCTTCAAGCAGAGCAGCAAGTGGGCCGCGATAGTTCTGGCAGACGCTTGGGTCAGGTAGAAGGCGAAGGCATGGAAAATATAGACAAACCAATTCCCGCACCGATGTTTTGATGCGGAAACTCAAATAAACTAGGAGTAATGCTATGTCTGCAACATCTGCTCCGTTTGGCTTTCGCCCTGTCTTCCATCCCTCTGGGCTGGATAGAGCAATAGCGTTGGCTGGCGGCATTGCCAGTGCGTATAACACTGGTATTCTCAAGAATCAACCTGTCGCCTTGAATTCCAGTGGTGTTCTGATTATCGCCACTGCTGGAAGTGCATTTCAAGGTTCGTTTGCTGGCGTGGAGTACACCGATGCTTCGGGTCGTCGCCAGATCAACAACCAGTTTCCTGCCAACACGGCATATCAAGCTGGATCCTGCATCGCTTATTACTACAGCGATCCGCTGATTGTCTACGAAGTTCAAGCTGATGCAACTCTGGCTCAGACTTCGATTGGCGATCAGGCTAATATGAGCAACGCAACGGCTGGCAGCACCTTTACCGGACTGTCTGCTGCCACTCTTTCAGCCACGCTGGCAGGTAGTTCAGCCGTTGGGGATTTCCGAATCCTTGACATAGCCCCATATGCAGATAATGCATTTGGAGACGCATTCCCAATTGTCCGCGTGCAGGTCAGCCGCAGCCAATTCGTGGCAACCATTAACGCCATCTAAGGAGAATAAATAATGGCTGCTCCGATGCGTAGTACAGACTTCCGGTCGATTGTTGAGCCTATCCTCAACGAATGTTTCGACGGAGTTTATGATCAGCGTACCGACGAATGGTCACGGGTCTTCCGTGAACAGACAGGTATTCCCCGCAACTACCATGAAGAGCCGGTTCTTTACGGCTTTGGTGCTGCACCGCAACTGCCTGATGGCACGCCGGTAACGTACCAGCAGGGTGGTGTACTGTTCCTCCAGCGTTACGTCTACAACGTGTTTGGTCTGGCGTTTGCTCTGACGAAGGTGCTGGTAGAGGACGGTGACCACATCCGTATCGGTCAGGTGTACGCAAAGCACCTCGCCCAGTCGTTGATTGAGACGAAAGAAACGCTGTCGGCTAACGTGCTGAACCGCGCTTTCAACTCGGCTTATATCGGTGGTGACGGCGTGCAACTCAACAGCGCGGCTCATCCGATTGTTAGCGGTACGTTCAGCAACCTGCTGACCACTGCAGCCAATCTGTCGCAGACCTCGCTTGAGCAGATGCTTATCCAGATCCGTCAAGCCGTTGACAACAACGGTAAGAAGATCCGTCTGGTTCCGCGTCAACTGGTTGTGGCTCCGGGCAACATCTTCCAAGCAGAAGTTCTGCTGAAGAGCGTGCTGCGTACTGGTACTGCCAACAACGATGTCAACCCGATCAAGTCGATTGGTCTGCTGGACGAAGGCGCAGCAGTTCTGTCGCGTCTGACTTCTCCGACTGCTTGGTGGGTTCAGACCGATGCACCGGAAGGCATGAAGCTTCTGATGCGCCGCGCTCTGGAAAAGACGATGGAAGGTGACTTTGAGACGGACTCCATGCGCTACAAGGCAACGGAACGTTACCAAGTCGGCTTCACCGATCCGCGTGCCATGTACGGTACTCCGGGCGTTTAGTAGTAAATCGGGGCTGGCTTAAAAACCAGTCCCACCATTTTTAATGTATTCGTCAAGCTTTTCAAGGAGAAGACGAAATGCCTCAATTTTCAGATGACCTGTTCTTGGGTTCCGCTATTACCGTTCAAGGTATGGACGCATACCCTGCTGTTTCAACCTTCACTGGTTCAATTGCTACCACTACGCTAACTGTCACTGCCATGCTTTCTGGCGACCCAATTATTGTGGGTATGTTTATTGACAGTTCAACGTCGCTTACCAATGGAACTTTCATTTCCGCTTTTGGTACGGGTTCTGGCGGCGTAGGAACTTACACCGTAAGCGCCTCACAAACTGTAGCAAGCGCAACTATCATCGGTTCTGGCAATGCTTTGCTGCAAAACCCATCCCCGATGAGCGTAGGTGTTGGCCCGTTGGGTCGTGTTTATATTTGGGACGCTGTTCCCCAAGCAAAACTGACCACTAACATTGTTGCTGCCGTTATCACTACTGCTACCACGCTTACGCTTGCCGCAGGCGCTGGCGTTACGTCCGCTACGATTACAGGCGGTGCAACAGGCTTGCAACTGGACGCTCCTCGCGCTGTTTCTACAACCACAGGTGCTGGTAGCCCAACCACTGTCAATATTACTGTTTCAGGGTACGACTATTACGGTCAAGCCATGAGCGAAGTAATCGCAACAGGAACGGTGGCATCTACTACTGTCAGTGGTAAGAAAGCCTTTTACCAAATTGCCAGTGTTGTCTCTTCTGGTGCAAGCGTTGTAACCGTTGCAGTAGGTACAACCGACATCTTGGGTTCGCCGTTGCGTATTACCGATGCCGGATACATTACTCGTGCTGGTTGGGACAATACGCTTGCAGAAAATGCGGGTACGTTTGTTGCCGCCGCTACGTTGACGGCTACCACAACCACGGGCGATGTGAGGGGTACTTATTTGCCTTCTTCTGCGTGTGACGGTATTAAACGTCTTGTAATGGGAATAGCCCTTCCGGCAATTGCGGCAGGCCCAAATGCAACCCGTCTTGGCGCGCTTGGCGTCACTCAGGCATAAGGAGATAGACATGGGCCAATTCAAACCGATGGTAAAGATGGAGACTACTGAACCTTCAGTGATTCTGAAACTGAAGAAAGGTGGTCATGTCGCCATGAGTTCTAATGGCAAAGAGGGTCACAAGCCGATGAAGAAGATGGACGGTGGAGCGATGGGTGCGCTGGCTGGCACTCCTGCTCTGATCGGTCGTCCTGCGGTCAATGCTCCGGTGGCTGCTCCGGGTCGTCCGTCCATGAATGATCGTCGCAAGGCGATGATGATGGCGCAGATGATGAAGAAACGCCAACCTGCCATGCCTGCCCCGATGATGAAGAATGGTGGCAAGGCTGATGGTGACATGGCTCAAGACAAGGCTATGGTCAAGAAAGCCATGAAGCAGCATGATGCTCAAGAGCATAAGGGTGGCAAAGGAACCAAGCTGTCACTGAAGACTGGTGGCGTAGCGATGGGTGCTGCTGGTTATGCCAAGGGTGGTGGCGTAAAGATGGGCAATGGCGGCGGCTACAAAACTGGTGGTGTTGTCCTTGGCAACGCTGGTGGTTTCAAATCCGGCGGTATGGCTATGGTTGAGAAGGGCGGGAAGATGGTTCCTGACTTTGCGGCTGATGGCAAGGGCAAGATGAAAAAGGGCGGCATGATGGGCGGCGGCATGATGGGTGGATACAAGAAGGGTGGTTCCACAAAAAAAGCCTACGCCACGGGGGGGCTTGTTAATTCAGGCAAACCCGTGGCGATGCCTGAAGGACATAAAAAGCCTTCGGCTCCGGTAAGCATTAACAAATTTTCTGGAACCTTCAAGAAGGGTGGCAGCGTAAAAAAGCTTAATGGTGGTGGGGATCCTCAGTCTGACAAAGAGACTAAAGGCTACCAAGGCACCTACACCACCCAGAAGGCTGAAAATTTAGCTGACCGTGAAGCCATGAATCCCATGAACATTATCCGGCCTATTGTGGATAAGGTTAGAGGGATGTTTGGATCAACTCCCGGAGCGGTAACGAAGACTAAGGAGTCTACTACTGTCGTTCCTGCCAAGCGGCGTAGCGGCGGCAACGTTAATTGCTGAAATAAGGCGGGGGCTTCGGCCCCTGTCTTTTTAGGAGAATAATTATGGCTGATGTAGTCACAAGTCAAACGCTTTTCGATAACGAGCGCACGGCTGTTATGAAATTCACGAACATCAGCGATGGTACTGGTGAGTCTGCCGTATTGAAGGTTGATGTTTCTGCATTGAATCCAAGCGCATCAGGGTCTGCGTGCGACCGTGTTACGGTAATTAAAATTTACATTGCCAATCACGGCATGGAAGTCAGAATGTTTTGGGATGCATCAACAGATGTCCCGTTCTTTCTTTCTTCCTCCGGTGCTACGCAGTCGTTAGACTTCACGGGCTTTGGAGGTATTACAAACAATGGTGGATCTGGCGTTACTGGTGACATTGTGTTTAGCACTGCTGATGCCTCTTCAGGTGACACTTATTGGTGCATCTTGGAGATGGTAAAAGGGTATGCGTAATGCCGAGCAAGTCACCTTCCCAACATCGTTTGATGTCGGCGGTAGCGCACAACCCTGCGTTCGCCAAGAAGGTTGGCATTCCTGCTAAGGTAGGAAAAGAGTTTGTCAGTGCTGATAAAAAGGATATGGCTAAAGGTGGCAGCGTAAATGCCGCTGGCAACTACACCAAGCCTGATATGCGTAAGCGTATTGTCAGCAGCGTTAAAGCGGCTGCGGTTCAAGGTACTGGTGCGGGAAAATGGAGCGCAAGAAAAGCCCAGCTAGTAGCCAAGCGTTATAAGGACGCTGGTGGCGGCTACCGTGATTAAAGACCCACAGCAATCTCTTAAATCGTGGGGGGATCAGCGTTGGCGCACAAAGTCAGGGAAGCCTTCTTCAAAAACAGGCGAGAGGTATTTGCCTGAAGCGGCTATCAAGTCATTGTCACCGGCAGAATACGCGGCAACTACAAAGGCGAAGCGAGAAGGTAAAGCGGCTGGGAAGCAGTTTGTAGCGCAACCTAAAGCCATTGCCAAGAAAACAGCTAAATATAGGTTTTGACCATGACAAAAAATAATACGTCAGTAGCAAAATCTTTGAAGAAAGCTGGCTTTTATGAGGCAGACAAAAAGAAGCCAGAACGGATAAGCATTATCAACAACGTCACAACCAAGACTCAGCGTTTGGAGATGGTTGATAAGTTATTCCTAGCCAAGAAATTGAAAGAGGGTGGCCCTAGCCTAGCTGTAGGACGGGGCGAGAAGCTGTCTGTTGAGCGTGGCGCGGGGCTTACTCAGAAGGGCCGCGACAAGTATAATCGTGAGACTGGAAGCAACCTCAAGGCACCACAGCCGCAAGGTGGATCTCGCAAGGATTCTTTCTGCGCCCGGATGTCTGGGGTAGTTAAGCACGCATCTGGTGACGCACCGAGGGCAAAAGCCTCTCTTAGACGTTGGGATTGTCCGGGTTGGTAAAGGGAATCAATAAATGTCTACATCTGGGACTGTCGGCCAAACCGTAATCAATGTTCAAACGCTAATTGATCATGGTGCGCGGCGTTGTGGGAAGCTGGCTGAAGAACTAACGTCTGAGCAGCAACTCTCTGCAAGGGAGAGCCTGTTCTATCTGCTTTCCAACCTTGCCAACCGTGGCATTCAGTATTGGGCAATCACCAAAGTTGTGATTGGCATGACGGCCAACAAGTACATCTACAGCCTTCCGGTAGGTGCTATTGATGTTCTGAACGCTCTATATAGGACACTGAGTCGCCCTAGCGGTTCATACGCATCCTCAGCCGGTGGTGTAGTGGCAAATGTGTATGACAATGATGTTGATACTGTTTGCCAGCAAACGTCTGCAAATGGAAATATTTCCGTTGATTATGGGACTGACAATCCAGTCTATGCCGGATCCATAGGCGTTCTGCCCTATGTGGCAAATCAGGGATCTGCGTCTTGGACTTTGACGCTTGAATACTCCACTGATGGGGCTACTTGGATTACTCTTTACAATATTGGGACTGTTACCGTTACTGATAATCAGTGGCTGTGGTACGACATCGACCCCGGTCAGAGCGTCCAGTATTACCGTGTAAGAATTTCTGGTGGATCAACTTTGGCGTTGCGTGAGTTTTACGTTGGCAACAACAGCACAGAAATCACCATGTCCCGTCTAAACAGGGACGACTACACCAACCTGCCCAACAAGAACTTTACTGCGAACCAGCCGTTTCAGTTCTGGTTTGATCGGTCGATCCCTCAGCCAACAATGTACCTGTGGCCGGTTCCTTCGGATGCCTTTGTGCAGATGACGGTCTGGTATTCAGGGCAGATTCAGGACGTAGGTGCGCTGCAGGATGAGTTGCAGATCCCACAGCGGTGGTTTCTGGCGATTCAATCGATGCTGGCTCACCAGATGAGCATGGAAATGCCGGGGATTGCGGTAGATAGGATCACTTATCTTGAAGGTCAGGCAACGAAATACCTGTACGATGCGGAACAGGAAGAGCGCGACAAGTCTCCTATCTACTACGCCCCGAATATCAGCGTTTACACACGATAATGCCAAGATTTCTGGACACAAGAGGCTATTCAACGATTGCGATTGCAATATGTGATCGTTGTCGCATGAAAAGACCTCATGCAGAGATGAGGAGCGACCCTAATTTGCCCGGACTGCAAGTGTGTGGTCAGGGATGTGCCGATGAAAAGGATCCGTACCGTCTTCCAGCTAGGCCAACGGAGCGCATTACCATCCGATTCCCTCGTCCAGATGTCAGCGTTGCTGTTGACCCAAACGCTCTAATTACTGGGCCGTATCAAAATTACGAGATATCCCCAGAAAACAATCAAGATACGCCATCGAACAACGGCAATCTTGACAACCTGAGTCCATGACATGGCTAATGTAACTATTACGCAACTTCCTGCTGCGGGGGCTATCACTGGCACAGAATTAGTGCCTGTCGTCCAGAATGGGGTGACTGTCCAGACGACGACTGCCGCTCTTGCTGGGTCGCCGGTTCAGACGCAAACTTTCCTGACTCTGAACCAAGAATCTACACTGACAAATAGCCGCAGGTTGTCTGGTGGAACGGGCGTAGGGCTTACGGATAGCGGGGCGCAGTCAACCCTACAGGTAACCCTCAACGCAGCCTCTGGAAGCCTAGAGGCGGCTGGAACGGGCATTATTGCCAAGACCTCAAGCAACACGGTTGCGGCAAGAACAATGTCTTCATCCACGACTGGATTATCTGTTACCAATGGTGACGGAGTGTCTGGTGCGCCTGTGTTTGCGCTGACTGGTGTGGCTTTGGCTGTAGCTGGGGCGACAGGGACGGGAGTATTGGCTCTTAACAGTTCCTCAACCATTGCAACACGAACAATACTCGGAACAACAAGTCAGATTGACATAACGGATGGAAACTTTGTCAATTCGCCAGTCATTGCAATTTCCAGCGATCCAATCGTTCCCGGCTCAGGCGGTATTGTTATTCCTGCTGGGACTACTGGACAGCGCGGAGCAAGCACTAATGGAACTCTTCGTTACAACACCACTTCGGCGTCATTTGAGGGCTATGCTAACGGCGCATGGGGTTCAATTGTCAGCGGCGCGGGTGTAAGCGCAATCTCTTTTGGCTCAACTGGCCTGACCCCATCTACATCGACTACAGGTGCTGTAACGGTTGCAGGAACATTGGCGGTAGCCAGCGGAGGCACTGGGGTTACTACAAGCACTGGTACTACAAATGTAGTTCTTTCAGACTCTCCTGTCTTAGTAACTCCAAATCTTGGCACTCCAAGTGCTTTGGTGGGAACTAATATAACGGGAACGGCGGCAGGATTGACGGCGGGAACTGTCACAACAAACGCTAACTTGACTGGTGATGTGACATCCGTAGGAAACGCTACTACGCTTGCCACAGTTGCTTCGGCAGGTTCTACAGGGTCTAGCACAGCAATTCCTGTAATTACAATCAATGCCAAAGGACTGACAACCAGTATCACCACGGCGGCAGTCGTTGCGCCAGCAGGAACGCTATCTGGTGGCACACTGGCCTCTGGGGTTACAGCCTCCTCGTTGACCAGCCTTGGAACGATTGCCAGCCTTGTTGTAACGGCAGGGACGATTTCTACAACCCCTTCGGGTTCAACCGACATTGCCAACAAGTCCTATGTTGATACGGTGGCGCAGGGTCTGGACACAAAAGCTTCGGTCGTAGCTGCGACAACGGTAAACATCACGCTTTCTGGAACGCAGACGGTTGACGGGATTGCTCTGATTGCCGCTGACAGGTGCTTGGTCAAGAACCAAACATTGCCGCAAAATAACGGCATCTATGACGTAGCGGCTGGGGCGTGGACTCGTTCTTCGGACATGAACACTTGGGCGCAAGTACCGGGGGCTTATGTTTTTGTTGAAACAGGAACCACGTTAGCCGATACGGGTTGGGTTTGCACATCCGATGCGGGTGGTACTTTAGGTACTACGGCAATCGTTTGGGCGCAATTCTCAGGTGCAGGATCTGGCGTAAGTTCACTCAACTTTGGTACAACTGGACTGACTCCAGCAACGGCTACCACTGGAGCGGTGACTGTTGCGGGAACTCTTGCCATAGCCAACGGCGGTACTAACGGGACTGCAACGCCGACATCTAACGGCATTGTGTACGGAACCGGAACGACGATTGCTTATACGGCGGCTGGAACTACTGGACAGGTATTGCAAGCCAATACGAGTGGGGCACCAACGTGGGGTTCTACCTACGCAGGAACTGTCACTTCGGTTGGATTCACTGGCGGGATCATTACTGTAGCCACAGCAACTACGACTCCTGCCTTTACGGTTGCGGGTACGTCAGGTGGGATACCTTACTTCACCAGCACATCAACTTGGGCAACTTCTACCCTGCTTGTTGCCAGCGCACTTATGGTTGGCGGCGGGGCGGGGTTGGCTCCCTCAACGGTAACGACTGGAACCGGAGTGGTTACGGCTCTGGGAGTCAATACAGGCACGGCAGGGGCGTTTGTGGTCAATGGTGGGGATTTGGGTACGCCCTCCAGCGGAACGGTCACCAACCTGACTGGAACGGCTTCAATCAACATAAACGGTACGGTAGGGGCTACAACAGCCAACACCGGAGCGTTCACCACTCTGACGGCTTCGGCAGATTCAACTTTTTCTTCCACGGGTGCTTTGCTGATAAGCAAGGGAACTACGGGCCAGCGTCCGACCCCCGCTACTGCGATGCTCCGGTACAACACCACCACTAATGAATTTGAGGGGTATGGCGGCGCTTCACCTGCGTGGGCAAGTGTGGGCGGTTCTGCAATCTCAAACGACACGACAACAGCAACCAATCTCTTTCCCGCGTTTCTTAACGCAACTACGGGGACGGCTGCAAGTATTTTTACCAGCAACGCCAACTACCTGTACAAGCCATCGACGGGTGAGTTGTCTGCAAAGGTAATGAATGCCAGCAATGGCTTGGTAGTTAATAGCCAGACGGTAGGAACCAGCTACACGTTGGCTTCTGGCAATTCGGCTATGAGTTCTGGCCCAATTACCCTATCTGGTGGTGTTGTGGTGACTATCCCAAGCGGTGGACGTTGGGTTATTATTTAGGAATATAAAATGCCACAATCTGGATACACGCCGATAATTTCGTACAACTCGACCACACCGGGGGCTGTTCCTTCGGCTGGTGATATGACTGTGGGTGAGTTGGCTGTAAACGTTGCTGACAAGATTATTTATGTCAAGAATGCCAGCAGTGCAATAGTTGCATTGAGTGGTGGAGCAACTGGTGGTGGTGGAGATCAGGTATTTGTTCAGAACAAGTTGATTGTGACGACAAGTTATACATTTCCTACTGGATTTTCAGCCATGAGCGTAGGCCCGATTACGGTGAACAGCGGTGTAGTCGTAACGATCCCAAGCGGTTATCGCTGGGTCATTCTGTAAAAAAGGATACTTAAAATGGCAATTGTGCTCGACGGTACTAGCGGGATAACAACGCCGGGAATTACTTCTTCAGCGGCTGGTTCTTTTACAACGCTGAGTGCAACCACAGGTGCTGCGGTTGGTGGTGCTACAGCGGGTGCTGGTGGCGTGGCATTTCCGGCTACTGCGGTAAATGTGGCAAACGCCAATACGCTGGATGACTATGATGAAGCTACCGCAACAAGTGCTGCTTGCACTGGCGCAATCACAACCTCCACTGGGTATAGCATCATCAAGATTGGAAAGATGGTTCAGATAACGCTTCCGCAAGTTCGTGGAGCGGGGGTTGCAACTAGCGTTTTCACTTTCGGAACATCTATTCCGGCCAAGTATCGCCCTGCTGCGGAATCCAACTACGCAATCGCCATCTTCGACAACGGCGCAATATCCACAACGCCGGGTTTGCTGAACATCACTCCTCAAGGTGCAATAAACGTATTTAGAAACTTGAACGCATCCGGCAATTTTACCGTCACGGCACAGGCTGGATTGGTTGGCGATGTAGTCGTTACCTATGCGGCGTCAGCGTAATGATCGAACTGAAACTTGAACTGGCTGAAGTGAACAACTTAGCCGCACTGGAGAAAAAAGGAGAATCGTCATGGCAGTAACGCTTAACGCCTCGACTACCGCTGGGTTAATCCAGACGGCAGACACAACCGGCAACCTGTCCCTGCAATCCAATGGTACGACGATCCTTGCCCTGACCAGCGCGGGTGCTGCTGTCACTGGGACGCTGACAGGCGGGGCTACTATGTTTAGCCCGATTACCAATTCGCTAAGTGGCGATGTTGCGCTGAACAATACGGCCAACTACTTCGATGGCCCAAGCGTAGCGCAAGGTACTAGCGGGACTTGGTTTGTAAGCGGAAGTGTTTTGCTGCAAGACAATGCTGGGGTTGCAACAATCAACGTAAAGTTATGGGACGGAACAACCACTATTGCCAGCGCAAAGTGCAGAATTTTAGCCATTAATGGCGAAGTAATGATTTCTTTGTCTGGGTACATAACTGCGCCAGCAGGGAATCTTCGTATTAGCGCAAGAGATACAGCGTCAACAAGTGGCCTTATTGAATACAACGGAAGTGGACTTGGCAAAGACTCAACGATCACTGCGATAAGGATAGGATAATGGGAACCCTCGTACTATCTGGAGCCACATCAGGCTCTGCAACACTGACCCCCGT